AAACATCCGCTAGTGCTATTTGTAATTACAGAGGCGTTTGCCAATGTAACGCCGCCAGTAGTGTATCCACCGCCGTTAGCCACTTCGTTAATGCCACTTGAGGCATATGCAGTGGTAGCTGCACCTAGTGACGCTGAACTTGTAAATAGGGCAATTTTGATTGTGTCGCTGTCAAGATCATGCAGCCCAAGCATTACATCTCTTTTAAATTGTGTACACATTGCTTGTGTAATAGCCATTATAGACCTCCGTTATATTCTGCCGCATAATCGCGTTGCATCTCTTGTACAAATAATTGCAGAGCTTCGTCAAATTGTGTTTTATAAAGCGCCAATGTTTCTCCAGCTTTCAAAAACGCTGATGCTTCATAAAGACACGCCGATAGTAACACGTTTTCTGCGTTGTCGCCAATCCAATTGTTTGCGTTACTAGAACTTAGCCCTGTCTCTGGGGCTATGAAGTCTACTTGATATGTAGATGTCGTTGCATCTGGGGTTGGCGCTACAGTAAAAACTGTCCCAGCAGTGCTGGCGTTTTTTGTACTATACATAATTGGGACGCCTTGCGTAGTGGCGTTAGGCGCGTAATCACGAACATAAGAATCAATCCTATGATTTAAGTAAGACACAACATTTGAAGTAATTAATGAAACCTGACGTATCATCCTAGCAGATGCCACTGTGTAATCTGATGTCCCTTGGACAAGACTTGCCGTTGCACTATTTCTAAAGCACGGTAAGTTTGGCAGACGCTGAAAGATCATCTCTTCGGCTTGCCCTATAATCTGGTCAATTGACGCCGTCAGCTCTGTGGAATCGTCTTCCAAGAAGTTCTGAATGTTTGCGACTAAAGTTGTGTAATTCATTTAGTTACCCCATGTCCCTTCGCCCCAATCGCCAGAACCCCAGAAAGTTTCGTCTATAGATATGCTTTCGTTTCCTACGGCTCCCGTACCAGCCACACCAGCTTCTGCGATTGTTAGCTCTAATGCTTCGGCGCCAACTGCACCCGTGCCAGCTACTCCAGCTTCATCGATAGATAGGCTCAAGGCTTCTACGCCGACTGCGCCCGTTCCAGATACACCAGACACACCTTTAAGGCCAATAACCGATACGTCAGCAGTTGCGCCTGTGCCAGCCACACCAGCTTCGTCAATTGACATTTCTAGTGTCTCAGTGCCAATGGCGCCTGTGCCACCTGTGCCTGATGGGCTTAGTATACTATTTGTTTCAATAACTACATTACCAATATTACCGATTGCAGGTACGCCCACTGGCGGCAGTAATCTTGGATCTATTGTCCAGTCTTGTGTAAATCCAATAAAGACAACTACATTTTCTGGATCGTTATCTGGACGCCCATTAAAGAGTGCAGTAGCGTCCACAACATTCTTTGCAGGCGTGAGCTGCGGTTGTTTTGGCTCCCAATCTTCTGGCGATACGCGCAAGCCATCCCAAGTGGTCTTGAGCTTCGTATATCTGACACGCATTCCAGATCGATCACTGATCGCGTAAGATTTTTTTCCTCTTGCGTATTTCGCCATTAAGATAAGTTCAGCGCGGTTGGCTGAATCCTCAGACTTACACCATCGTTGTCGGTAGAAGCTGCAAAATTAAATGCACGTTCGTACATTTCATTCAGCAATGTAAATTTTTCGTTTGCAAATTTTATTGACAATTTGCTTGCCAATCCAGCGCAGATGCATTCGTTCCATCGATAGGGAATGTCAGCGTCTTGATTTGACGCTGTAACATCTTCAAGTTGATTAATCGCCCAGTAGATTATGCTGTAGGTTGTCCTATCTGGGATCTGCCAGAGATATAAAACTGGGGTAATTTGCTTGTCCAGCATATACTGGCTTGGCTTTCCGCTAGATGTTTTATTTGGCAATTGGTTATAATCAGAAATAGAAACACGATTAATGATCTGGTCAGAGGTATCTGTCCCAGAGCTATCGCGGATCACGGCATCTAGAATATCAATAGTACCTGCTGGCAGCGTGTAGGGCGTTGTCTGGCCGTTTACAAGCGTCAAAGTGTTCTGAGACAATGCCCAGTAGTTAATACCTCTGTTTGCCCACTCAGAGAAGAGTAGGTTAAGGCTGCGCCGTGCAGACACAGCCCTATCACCTGTCTGAACTTGTGGATCTAGGCCACAACGCTCAAACGCTTCGGTGACTATTTCTTCAACGTCTGGTTTAAAGGCTACGGTTCCTGAAGTTGCCATTTAAAACCCCTATGCGAAAAAGACATTCATTAATACAACCGTGGCGACTGTATATTTAACAGACAAACCAGACTTAAACAGCATACCTTCGTCTGGGATGGTGTTGTCCACGGTTGAATTATCTGTGCCGATTGTTTGTGCCTTGAATATGGTAGTGCCACTGTCTGGCGTACCATTAAAGAAATCAACCAGCCCTGCCGTTCCAGCGGAGACAATTGAATAGCCTTTCAATCGCGTGCGACCACCACCAGCTACTTCGCTGGCACATAGTGAGCCTGACCCGACTGTGATGTTTGCAGCATATTGGGCAGAGCATTCCACTGCGCTAACAGTTAAAAATAATTTTGCCCCTGCAACGGCTTCGGCAGATCCTGTGGATGTTATGACTTCTGTCATAGCGTTACCGAAAACATCTGTCCCAGTGATGGTGCAGGTTTTTGCGTTGTCTCCCGTACCTGTAGTTGTAACAGTTACGTTTCTAGCACCACCACCTACAAAGGTAGTTGCCGCCATAGTTGCTGATGTGTTTGGTCTAGCTGCTGTAACTAATCGATCAGGATCAGCCGCATTTTCGTCAGCTATAAATTTGACCTGTACGTCTGTTTGTACGCCCATATTAATCTCCTATAAATTATGGGTGGGGCGTTAACCCCACCAGATTAATTACGCAATTTGAACGTACTCAATGATAAACGTAAACGAACCTGCTGTTGTAGCATCTACTGTGTTGGTGATGTTGCAGTAAATTGTACGTTCCGCAGAAGCATATTGAGCAGAGATAGGTGCTGTTGTTGCGCTTTGAGTAGTAGCAACCAAGGTAGTAGTTGTTACGTTTCCAACGACAACTGTTGTACCGCCATCTAGAATCTCATCTGTAATTGCAGCGACAATCTGTGCGCCCGAAGAGGATGTACCAACTTCATAACCAATGTCACCAGTTCCAATAACGGGAGCCGTAGCACAAAAGATTTTAATGTTTGTGATGATTGTATTTGCTGGCTGAGTAAACTCACCAATTGCTGGGCTGTCGCCTGCGGTTGAGTTAACAGTAACGCCTGTGGCGAAACCAACGTGCTTTACATATTTGTCGGTAACAATACCTGTAGAGGCAATAGTTGCAATGTCTGTATAAACACCAGTCGTTGCATTTTTAGATACAACTTGGAAGCCGCCTTCTGAGCGCACTGGTCCTGTGAATGTTGTGTTAGCCATGTGATTCTCCTGTCGTGGCAAATGTCAGACGCACCATGCGGCTGTCAGGGATATCGGCACAGTACAACAGGTCAGTTAAAAAAGAAAGAGGCGATCCGAAGACCGCCTCTGGTTGATTATGCTGCTTGCTTTTGTTGCTGGTACTCCTCAATTTCTTCGAGCTTATCAAGAACCTCATACCAATCATATGAGCAGTGGCCTTCGATTACGCCAAGATCGACATAGTCATCTTCACCTTCGTAATCGATCCAGTACGAATTATCTCCATAGCCAGTACGCTCAATGCTAATCTCCATGCCCATCTTCTTGGCTAGGCGCTGGGCTTTGCCACGAAAGTTGTTGGTGGTTTGCTTTGGCTTCATGGCCTCGCTGGGTGTAGTGATCGCGCCCATTGATGTAAGCTCATAGACTTCGGCAACACGCGCACGGCGTTTGATCTTTTTGTCTTTGATGCTGACCACATCACCAACAATCCCACATACATAGCGGCGCCCTTGCACAAGCTGCCAATGCCAGCCAGCAACGATTAAGAATACACGATCAGCAGTGCGCTCTTTCACAGTGCCTTTTAGCCAGCCAGCCAGCGTCACGCCTTTGCTACGGCCAAGCGTCAAGCCAAAAGTTGTGCGCTTGCTTTCGATGCCACAAAGATCAAGAGATCTTTTAACCTCCCATGTGCTTGAGCCCTTAATGGACTTACGTCCACCAACATGACGAATCAATCTAGCTGCCTCACCAGTGGTCATGCCAGTGATGGCGCTGATTACTGACGGGCCGCAGTAGCGGTTTCTGTCAGCTTTGGTTGTGCCGTGATTGATTGGCTTGATTTTAAGTGGCATCATGCTTCTCCCTTCACTAAGGCATACTGAATAGTAAGACCCTTCTTGAGCATAGCTTCAGCCTCGCCCTTGTCGTTGTGCTGTAGCTTCTCAAGAGCCCAAGCAACCCAACTGGTAGCCTGTCGAGCTAAGAGCTCTGGCTTGGCCTCTACGTCAGGCTCTGGGGCCAGCCCAGCAGACTTAGATCCAAAGTTGTGAAGGTTCAGCCAGTCCAGCAGCTCCTGCTTTGAGGTTGGCACTTCAACCTCGCGCCAATCTCTAGGTGAATTGCGCCGCGCGTCTGCCTGTGTTCCAAACCACTGGCCTTTGCTGTTTTGATAAAGTCTCATTTGTCTTCCTTTCTAAAAAACGAATCACTTACATACACAGTATAGCATACTGTATAAAGTATTGCAAACAGGTTTATTTTGTAAGTTCTTGTAACCAAAGAAAAAAGCGGCCCTAAGACCGCTTTTTGATGGGTTGTAGATGGCAGTCTTATAGACCCCAGTTGTCAGCACATATCGGGCCAATTCCACGGTCAATGCTTTCTTTTTTAGTCAGCTCACGGCCACAGCAAGCACATACACCCGTTGTACGGCCATAAGCGACTGCTGATGATAAAGGGTCAGCAGAAAGAATTTGCAGTGCCTTAGTAACACTATCAGGCGCTGTACGAGCCTTGTGAAATTCACCGCCGATTACTTTGCCAAAATAATCGTCTTCAAAGGATGGGCCAGACTTAACATAAATTGCACCAGCGTTTCTGCTGTTTGGCCCAGCTAATGACAAAACCATTCCATCAAGGCGCAGCTTTGGAAATTTCTTGCCTGATGCCTTAGCAGTAGCAAAGATCTCTTCCACTCTGGCAAGATCAACTTTTGCCTTTGGAGCTTTGTCAGCACTTGCACGTTTTGCATCACGCTCTGCTTGACCAGCTAGGATCATACGAGCAAAAGAAATCTGCTTTTCAGTAAGTGAGCCGTATTGAGCAAAACCCTCAAGTAAAGAGGATGCCTTGCTGTGCCACTGCATAGCTTGCAAGCCTTCGATCAGACCTTCATTCTCTGAAATAAAGTCAGATTTAATAGCTTCCTTGTTTGCAACCTGACGAGCAACACGCTGAGTTTTCAGCTTGCTACGGTGGTCAGAGCTAGTCACAAAGTAACCACGCCCTTTGCAAGATAGGCAGTTGCTGTTGCCATAGCGGTTTGTACCACCTGACCACTTGCCATTACCACCACACTCTACACATGAGTATTTTGTAACAGGCTTTG